ACAGAGAGATACTGATACAAGCCTTGTCAGACGTTAGGGCATGGCCGGCTAACACTCTCTCAACACAGCTTCGACTCAAAGGGCTTAGCTTGGCAGACGTGACCATAACCAAGCACCGAAGGCAGGCTTGCGCTTGCTACCGCGACTAGGCTGTAATTATGCTAGAGAATCTAGAGCCAGTAATCAAAATCAGCGCACCCAAAGACTTTCGCCCAGGCGTTACGTTTGACGGCAACGAGGGAACGGCAACGACTGAGGGCTTGGCAGAGCTACCTAACTTTGACGAGTTCCTGCTTGAGCGCGGTTATCCACCTGAAGAATACGAGATAGTCGGCACACCTAGAACCTCACAATGGCAACAGCGCGAGAACGGTGCGTGGCTTACCAGCTACAGGTTCAGCTTTCGCAAGAAGGTCATTGACTTAGACTTGCCGGCACTTATGGCAAGCGCACGTCGAGTCAAAGCGCCAACCGTTCGCGTGAAGGCAAAAGACAAAGCCCTAATCATCTGCCCAGCCGACTTCCAGATTGGCAAGGGAGCTTCAGGCGGCGGACACAAAGAAACCATAACCAGAGTATTCGCAAGCTACGATCTTATTGAGGAACAGGTCAAGACCGGCAGATACGAACACCTCTGGATACTAGACATGGGCGACATCATCGAGGGAGTGATGAGTAAGGCAAACTTTGAGCAGCTTCAAAGCAACACGCTTAGCCCGATGCAACAGACAGACTTAGCCGCGTCGCTGATGTTTGAGCTAATCAAGCGCCTAAGCAAGTACGCGCCAATCACCTACGGATCTATAGCGAGCAACCACTGCCAAAACCGCTTCATGGGTCAGACGGTTGGCAAGCCGGGACTCGACGACTGGGGCATTGTTATTTTGCAGCAGCTCAGACGGCTCACTACTGAGATAGGCATGGATGTCAGCTACCTGATACCACAACCAGACGATGAAGGCTTTGCGTTTCAGTACGGGGTCAACACCATCGGAGTCGTTCATGGTCACCAAGCCTCACGCCCTGCCGGTGTCAAGAAGTGGTGGAGCGACTCGTCATTCGGCAACCAGTGGGTATCGCCTTGTGATGTCCTCATTAGCGCACACTTCCACCATCTAGCCCTAGAGGAACTCGGTCAGCGTCACGACGGCAACGGCTCGAAGTTCTGGGTACAGTGTCCAACCAGCGACGGCGGTAGCGATTGGTACAGGCGCAAGGCTGGGGTAGACAGTACGACCGGCATCCTCACCATTGAGCTAGACAGGCACACACCATTCAGCGGATCGGTAACCAAACACTAATGCCGAGCTACGACTACAGTTGCGTTGATTGTTTATGGGTGGTCACCATCGTGAACTCAATAAAAGAACCCCAAGTAAAACCACCCTGCCAAAATTGTGGGGTACCTATGGGGAGGGTCTACGGGTCGGTAGCAGTCACCTTCAAAGGATTAGGATTCGCAAGCAATGAGTAGATTCCTAAAGCCTTGCTTAGATTGTGGAACTTTATCTAAAGGCAGTAGGTGCGAGGTACATGAGGGGCTGATGAAGGCCAAGCGCGACGCGGCGAGAGACACACCTGAGCGGCGAGAAAAGAAAAGAAACTTATACAACTCTGATTATCGAAAGAAACGAAAAGCTTTAATGCAATGGGTAGGGGAGTACGGAGCCACCTGCTATCTATGCAAGAAACCTTTACTAGCCAGCGACAGGGTAGAGGCAGACCACCTAGTAGCTTCAAATCCAAATTCTCCATTAGCACCAGTGCATCGTCTCTGCAACCAACGCAGAGGCAACAAGCCGGTCTAGTACCCCCCTGCCATACTGAGGGGGCGGGGCAAAACATTAGCTTCTGTCCCTCCTGCACCCATCAGCCCAGCCTTTTACACACAACCGCAGTTCAATGCCCCGAGGGGTTACACTAGATGTAGTGGTCAAACAACCTACCGACCACAAGATTTAGGAAAGCAAACTATGCCAAACCCACCGAAGCCGATTGAGCAGAAACGGCTAATAGGCAACCCAGGCAAACGAGCTTTGCCAAAGCAAGCCGACACAATTGCGCTACCGGCTGGAAGGGTTGACCCAATCCGACCGCTTGAGTACGCAGGGCAACAGTTGTGGGATTCTGTCTTTTCTAACGGTGAGCTATGGATTAGCTCGCGAACCGACATTCACTTGTTGCAGATGACTGCCGAGCAATTAGACAGACGCGAAACTTTGCGAGATGCACTCGTTGAAGAACCGACCGAGAACGCAGTGCTGATGAGGCTTGGCGAATTGGAAAAGTCAATCGCAAGCAATCTCGGACTGCTTGGCTTTACGCCATCGGATCGCACCAGGCTAGGACTCGCCGAAGTCAAGGCACAATCTAAGCTAGAGCAGCTAATGGAACGAAAGGCGAATCGTGTCGTGGCCACCGCAATGGTTAACCCCAGTCCCTCAGTTTGATTTAGACAACGGTGACGGCGATACAGTAATTGAGTTTGCCGAAGCGTTTGGGATTATCACTAAGGACTCAGTAGCAGGCCCATCTGGTCAACCCCTAGTAATGCGTGACTGGCAAAAGGAACTGATTCGTCACGTGTTCGCCGGCGACGGTAACGGCTATAGGAATCGCGCAAGCCTAATACTAGTCCCGCGGAAAAACGGCAAAAGCGCCCTGGGATCAGTCTTTGCACTTTATTCGCTAATCCTTGGAGCTAAGGGTGCTGAGGTTTACAGCGTTGCCGCAACCAAAGAACAAGCTCGCATTGTATTCGCAGACGCTAAGCGTATGGTTGAAGCCAGCCCAGAACTAAGTGCAATCACTAAGGTTTACCGCGACGCAATCGAGCTGCCCAAGTTTGGAAGTGTTTACAGAGTTCTAGCGGCAGAGGCTTACAGCGCGGAAGGACTGAACCCCAGCGCAACAATTTTTGACGAAGTTCACGCCCAGCCCAACCGCGAGCTTTGGGATGTTATGTCTTTGGCTATGGGTTCGCGTGGCAGGCAGTCAACCCTCATCGGCATCACGACCGCAGGGACTCGCGCCGACGCAACCGGCAACGATTCAATTGCTTATCAGCTTTACAATTACGGCAAGAAGATAGCAACAAAAGAGATTGACGACAACTCGTTCTTTATGGCGTGCTGGGAAGCTCCACCCGAAGCCGACCACCGGCGACCTGAAACTTGGGCATTAGCAAACCCAGGCTACGACGACATCTGCTCAGCCGAGGACTTTGTGTCAGCGGTAAAGCGCACACCAGAAGCCGAGTTCAAAATTAAGCGCACTAACCAGTGGGTCAACGCCCAGAACGCATGGCTACCGACCGGAGCTTGGGAAGGCTTAGAGGAATCGTTCCAGCTATTGCCAACTGACGAATACGTTCTGGGCTTTGACGGATCGTGGAAGAACGACAGCACAGCAGTCGTCGCAGTAATAATGCCGCGCACCGAGGGCGATGTCTTTAGGGTTTACCGAGTGGCAAGCTGGGAAAAGGACTTTGTCCTAGATGATGACTCTTGGATTATTGACAAGAACGAAGTAAGCAAAACAATAATTGAATACTTCTTCGCCAACCCAAACTGTCGAGAGATAGTCTGTGACCCAGCAATGTGGCAGGATGAAATGTACCAGTGGGCAGAAGCAGGGCTTCAAGTTGTTGAGTACCCGAACACAATAAGCAGAACCGTACCTGCCACAGCTAAACTTTACGAAGCGATAATGAACGGAAAGATAAGGCACGACGGCGATGCAGCCCTGAGTAGACATCTAGACAACTGCATCCTAAAGGTTGACTCGCAAAGAGGCGCGAGAATAACCAAGGACTACCGCAACCCCAAGCTAAAGATAGACTTAGCAATCGCGCTGCTCATGGCGTACGACAGGGCAAGCGGTAGACTAGAAGAAGTATTAGTGCCTCAAGTATTTGTTTAGGCGGTAGAATTTGGGAATCTTTGACGGGCTATTTAGCAAGCGCGCTTTGAGTTATCAGGCAATCTGGGGCGCAGGCTCTGACTTTGATACTGGCGCAAGCCTATCTGCAACTCAAGTGACCAGCGAGTCAGCGTTTCAAGTCAACGCAATCTACGGCGCAATCTCACTAATTAGCGACGGCATTAGTTCTCTCCCGGTTGACACTTACATTCGCCGAGATGGATCACGCTTTGCTTTCCGACCTCGCCCTGCTTGGGTTTCACGCCCAGACGTAGACACAACCAAAGAAGCCTTTTGGGGTGCAGTCATTGTTTCGCTATTGCTTGACGGTAATGCGTTCGTTCGCGTCTACTCAAACGACGCTGGTGAAATCGTAAACCTAAATGTACTCAACCCTCAGAAGGTCACGATAGAGCGCAACGGCTTAGGTCGGGTTATGTTCCAGGTTGAGGGCGAAGCCAACACGCTATCAAGCGACGAGGTTATCTTTATACCTGACGTAGTTCGCCCTGGACACATCAGGGGCGTTAGCCGCGTGGAAGCACTAAAGGAAAACTGGGGACTAGCGATTGCCTTGCAGAACTACGCTGCTCGTTTCTTTGGCTCTGGAACTCAGACTTCTGGAATTATTGAAGTTGATGGCAACCTAACCGCTGAGCAAGCCAAGAACCTACAAGAAGGATTTGACCAAAGGCACAAGGGCTGGGGTCGCGCACACAAGACCGGCATCATTTCAGGCGGAGCAAAGTATGTCCCCACTTCGGTGGAGAACGACAAGGCGCAGTTCTTAGACTCTAGGCGTATGGCTGTTGAAGATGTCGCTCGAGCTTTCAATGTTCCTAGCAACTTCCTAAACCTGCCAGGGACTAACACCTACGCTTCGGTTGAGCAGAACTCGTTAATGTTTGTCAAATACTGTTTGCGGCCCATCGTACAAAAGCTAGAGAGCGCGTTCACACCGTTACTCAGCCGAGTCCCCGGTGGCGAAAATGCTTTTATCAAGTTCAACCTAGACGGCTTACTACGCGCCGACATCAACACCCGAATGAGCGCCTACAGCACAGGATTGCAGTCTGGCTTCTTGACAATTAACGACGTAAGGAAACTAGAGGACTTGCAACCAGTTGACGACCCTAGTGCCAACACAGTTCGTGTTCCACTTGCAAACGTGAACATTGAAGCCGCTGATCTAAACGCAACCGACAAGCGCGTGACAATGGCGCAGAAGCTAGTCAGCTCAGGTTATAACCCCGCCGAAGTTCTAGCATCTCTTGGCTTGCCGGCGATTGCTCACACCGGACTTCCAAGCGTTCAACTTCAGGGTATTGCACAGGTTGACCCAGAAGACCCAACTAGCGCATACGAGGTCTAAGAATGCCAGTAGTCACAGCTCAATACACACTAAGCAACGTTACCGCTGCCAAGGTAGTATCTGCCGAAGTTATGCAGCAGACCGCTATTATTCACAACGGCGATCATCAGAATAGCCACATAATCTACTTGGGCAATTCAGGCGTGACAGCTTCTAACGGTATGCACTTAGACGTAGATAGCACGATAACAATACCGCTTGACCCAGGTAGCGAATTGTGGGCTATCTCATCCAACAACGGCACCCTACTTACCAAGCTCGTAATCAAGCAGGACTAATGAAAGAACAGGTAGACAATGGCACTGATACCCAACAGCTTAGGAATACCAATCAGCAACCTAAAGCCGCAGGTCAAGCAGATACCGACCCCTGCCAAGATTGCACCGGTGGCTGTGGAGTCTGTGAAGCCCGAACAAGTAGAATTGAAGAAGAAGAAGTGAAAGGCGATACATTGACCAAGATTGAGCAACGCATCAACCAAGCAGAGTTTGAGGTGCGCGAGGAATCAGACGGTATGCACTTTAGCGGATACGCCGCGCTATTTAACTCACCTTCAGAGCCACTTCCATTTGTGGAGTCAATCGCCTCTGGAGCTTTCAAGCGTTCACTAAAGTCTCGTAACGATGTCAAGTTTCTTTGGAATCACGACGCTGGCGAAATCCTTGGTTCAACCAGAGCCAGAACCGTAACGCTAATTGAAGATGACCGAGGGCTAAGAGTCGAGGGTATGCTGCCTAATACCAGCCGAGGCCGGGATGTCGCAGAGCTTCTTAAAAGAGGCGACGTGGATGCTATGTCATTCGGCTTCAGCGTTCCAACCGGCGGCGACACTTGGTCAAGCGATGGATCAGAGCGCACACTAAAGCAGGTAAGGCTTCACGAAGTTTCAATTGTGGCTTGGCCTGCCTACACCGCAACCGCTGGAACTGTTTCAGTTCGCAAGTTTGAAATAATCGCAGAGCGCGCAGATGTTGATGCCGAGGCTTTGGCAGACGCACTAGTGAAGATTGAAGATGGACTAAACATTACATCTGACGAACAAGAAATGCTTAGCAGAGTAATAAGCACCTTATCGCCAGCAACCGAAGCAGAGCCAGAGCCAGTAATAGTTGGCGACCTGTCTATGCTTGAACTTAAGAAGAAGAAGCTAGAGCTTCTAATGAAAGGCATCTAATGGCTACCAAAGACCAAATCAAAAAAGTAATCCTAGACTTAGCAGGCAACCCTTCAAGCGGTGCAATAGCTTCACTGGCAGACAAGTGGGCAACCGCTATCGTCGAGCTAGACAAGACCCCTCGTGATGACAACGAGGTGCAGGATGGCGCTCCAACTCCCGCGCTAAAAAAAGAGTCTCGTGTAACCAAGCCGGAAGAACTAAGGTAATTTAACCCCTTTCATTACCTCTCCCGCCAAGCTGCAAGATTCTTCCCCTCTGGTTTTATTCTTTTCCCAGAGGGGTTTCTTGCGTCTAGCAGCGACGACATAAAAGCCTTATGCAACCTTAATGTAAACTAGAAGCATCGTATGCGTGTCAACACCTGCGAGAGCCAGTTGAGCGTCAACGCCACTGCATCCCTATAAAACTAATAAGGAGACTAAATGTCTGAGTTCATCAAATCTCAGCACGAACTCCGCAACACCCTAATTACACAGGTTCGAGAAGTTATTGACTTCGCCGAAGCTGAGGGTCGCGGACTTGACGCTGCTGAAGTATCAAAAATCAACGCAATTGAAGCCGACATCTCAAAGGCTGACGAAACCATTACAGTAGCAAAGCGCAACGAGGAACGTAAGGTTGAGGCATCTGCCGCAGCTAAGGGATTTATCCCAGTCGTATCTGAGGAACGTTCTTCTACTGACATCTTCCGCGCAATGGCTCTTGGCGAGTCACGCGGACACACTTTCGAAAAGCGTGCTGTTCTAGTCCCAAGTGCTAACACCGTACCAAAGTCGTTCTACGACCAGGTATTTGATGTTGCTCGCGCGGCTGGGCCAATGCTCGAGACTTCTGAAATCATTCAGACCGCAACTGGATCATCGTTGACAATTCCAACTTTGACCGCTTACTCGGCAATGACCCTAAAGGGCGCAGGCGCTTCGCTTGACGATGTTGCACCTACATACGCAAGCATCACACTAGATGCTTTCAAGTACGGTGGAATCATTCAGGCCGCTTCTGAGCTAGTAACCGACGCAGGATTCGACTTGGGAGCGCACCTTGCTAACCAAGCTGGAAACGCAATTGGTTACGCAGTCAACGAAGCACTAACTGTTGGAACTGGTTCTTCACAGCCAAACGGAATTGTTACCGCTTCGGGTGAAGGCGTTGTGGGTGCAACCGGTGTTGCAGGTGGCTTTACGGCCGATAATTTAATAGATCTTATCTATTCAGTAGACGGTGCAACTAGGCGCAAGGCATCATTCGCGCTTCAGGCTAACACTGCTTCAATCGGTGCAATGCGTAAGCTAAAGGACACCGCAGGGAACTACTTGTACAACATCTCCCAGGTAGGCCCAGCTGGTCAGGACACATTCGCTGGATACGCTGTATTCGAGAATCCACACATTGAGGACACCGCACTAGATGCGAAGTCAGTCATTGCTGGTTCACTTGACAGCTACAAAGTTCGTATGGCAGGCGGCCTAGAGGTCGCATCGTCAACTGACTTTGCATTCCAGAACGACCTAACCACTTGGAGATTCACTATGCGTCTTGATGGTGACCTAACTTCAAACACTGAGGTCAAGCACTTCGTAGGCGGCGCAAGCTAATCCAACGAAACAGATCGGAGTCCCGTCGCTTGTAGGTTAGCGGCGGGGCTTCGCTGTTTGTTCTATGCAACCCTAAAGTAGAATAGAAGCAGCGGTAACAATCTAGCTAAAAGAAGTGAGGCAAAAGTGGCCATAACCAACGGCTATTGCACCCTAGCTCAAATCAAAGCATCTGCCGGTATTACCGACACAGTAGACGACGTATTGCTAGAGCTTGCAGTTGAAGCCGCTTCACGCGAAATTGACGGCGCAACTGAGCGCCAGTTCTTCCAGACAACTACAACGCGTGTCTACGCACCTCGCGACTCTTTCATTGCAGAGATTGATGATCTTGTATCGCACACTCACATCAAAACTTCTACAGCCGCAGACGGTGTATTTGACGAGACATGGACATCTACCGACTACCAGCTTGAGCCGCTCAACGGAATAGCTGGCGGCATCGCTACGCCAAGAAACATAATCCGAGCAATTGGCGATTACACCTTCCCAGTTGTCGGCGGCGAGGCAACGATTGAGGTCGCTGGAACCTTCGGCTTTAGCGCAGTGCCAATTCAGATAGTGCAAGCAACGGTCATACTTGGATCTCGTATCTTTAAGCGCAACGACTCACCGCTTGGCGTGGCAGGCTTTGGCGAAATCGGCGTAATAAGAGTGGGCAGGTTTGACCCAGATGTTGAGGCAATGATTATGCCATTCAAGAAGGTACGGTTCGCGTGAGCATCACAGCAATACGCGAGGCACTAGCCACAAACATCGGCACAATTTCAGGGCTACGCACTTCGGCAGAAATTCCAGACAATCCTAACCCGCCACAAGCGGTAGTCCAGCTTCAGTCTGTCAACTACGACGGCGCAATGAAGCAAGGGCTAACGACTTACAATTTTTTGGTTTCAGTAATAGTCGGGAGAGTTGACGAGCGCAACGCGC